ATCGTTGTACTTTTCTTTTGGAATAACTATAGTTGCTAATCCTTTTTTGATTGCTTCTAATTTTTCCTCATTAGTTGTTATTGTTTCATCATTCAACACATTTTCAATAACTTCATTCATATTTTTTCCTTCCCCACTCTTACGCTTTTATGGTTGCCTCGTCCCAACAATCGAGTGTCATGCTAATATGCTCTGCATGATGAGCAGTTTACTTAACTGATTTCTCAGTTTTGCCTTTTTTGTCCTGTGGAGCAGATGATTTCACTTGCCCCACATTATCATTTATTTGTTTACTTGCTTTATCAACAAATAATCTAATCCAGTTTTCAACTCCACCGTAGAACTCCATAGATTTATTAAATGCTTCGTTAGTATCGCTATAAAGACCACTTGTAGTCATTGCTACATCTGGTGCAATACCACTTTGAATTTGATTCATTAATCCTTGAGATTTAACCAAGAAATTATCTGATTTATTTCGTGTGAATTTTTGTTCAACATCTTTTAAAGTTAAACCTTTTATTTCACTAACTGGCGACAATTTACAAATTTTAAGAATTAATCTTAATTCCTCTTTAGCACATTCTTTGAAAAATGCTTCATCTTGTTTTGCTCTTTCGTCTGCCATTGTCCATCCTTCACCAAGTAATCTTGCTTGTCCAGTATCACCACCACTTGCTTTATCACTATTCTTAGGAATTCCCACGATATTTAAAGCCGTATTAAACAATCTATCATGTAATACTTTCGTATTAGCATGTTCTAAAGTGTTGGTTAACTGTTTTAAGTCTGCAGGTCTACTTGGATCAGAAGTATTTAATTCAACTGCACCTAAATCTAAAACTTGTTGGTAGGTTTCTTTATCTACTGAATTATTTATAAATACTAATATACTTTGGACAAATTGTTCTAACCCGTCCATGTCATTAGCAGATATTCTATTTAAAGCATTTAATATACTCATTACAACTTCGATAATTCCTAATCTTGATTTATTTAGAAAATATTCAAATATAGGAATAATACCTAATATGTGGTATTGTTCAAATCGTACATTAAATGAAGTGGAAATAACATTTTTATCTATCGAATAAAATGCATTTCTCGTATAAACACTTCCTCTAATAATACTGTCATTTGCATTTTTAGAATAAGTACACGCAAATAACTTCTTATGAGGTAGATAACTCGAGTAGACACAAAATGTTGTCTTACTGTCTAAATTATCTATAAAAAATGGACTATCTTCATTACTATCTGGTAGTACTAGTCGATGTCCAATGCCTGCTATATATAAACTTTCAGAAAGCATTGTATCTTTCGTATACTTACCCTCGGCTAGCATATAGCTATTTAACACACCAACTTCACTACTTGCTATGTCACCTCTTTGAACATATTGAATAGGTTCTCCGAAAACATAACTTTTCTTAAATTCCGTAATAAAGTACGCATTATTTTCTACTACGATATTGTTTATATTAGGTCTGACATCTTTAGTCTTACTTAATATTGGTTGATATCCTTTGTAGTATTTTTCTAAATAATCTATCTCACTAGCATATTGTAAGTGAATGCTAAATACATCATCAAGTATCTTGGCGATTGTTTTAGCATCCATCTGGTCCTCTGTATAATCTGCATAAATTACTTTTCTTCCAAACAAATAGTTTTCTTGTGGTCCTTGATATACATTCTTAGGACTAGAAGTTGGTATTTCTGCAGTAGAATTACTTTCTTCGGTTTGTTCTAAATTAATTTCTTCTTCCATATTTTCACCACTTTTCTACTTGGACAGTTCCCAAATAAAAAATGAGGGAACACAACTATAAAATAAATTTTACGGTTATGCTCCCGTGTAGCACTTGAGCAATCAATGAAGGGAAAAACTTGATCACTCGCTACATTTATACCGTATATGAAATATTAAAAAAAGGTTTGAGGTCTAAAAGTTGTACAAGTGTACAACTAAAATGGTCTTTTTATTGGTTTTGGCTTCGATAATCCACCTCTACCCAAGATAATTTCACTTGCATACATACAAATAGAATCGACCGAGTCATCATGTAAATTTGGCTTATCAAACGAATATTTAGTCATGTTATCCATCATTCTACCAATGTCTGTATTTGGTCTTACAATCGATTTGTCGGGGAATATAATTTGTTTTTGAACTATACCCCTGTTATTCTTAATTCGTTCTTCTTTTTTGACCGTATTATACTTTTCGATGATCGTGCACCAAAATATATTTCTTCTAAACAATCTTTCAGTTAGTAAATTCTTTAGTGATGTATCGATATTATTTTCAATCACTAATGTAGTGATTCTATTATCAATAATTTTCTCAATAATCTCATCATATAAATCATCCATTGGTTTTTGTTTATAAATGGCGTCTACCAAATAATGATTACCGTTATTATCATTTCTAAATATTGGCATAGACACATTATCCTTTCCTTTTCTTGCCGTATCCAATGTTGCCATTGAATTAGGTGTTAAATTATCCGGGATTTTTAAATAAGTATTAATACATTCCCATGCGAATTCTCGACCAGTTGGTGCAATAGGTGCTTGTTGATATACACAACTAAATAAAAATGGATCTGTTGTGTCTTTAATTTGGTCTGCTATATTTTGTGGATATACTTCACTACAAGTAGTTTTACCGTTCTCATCAATCATTGGCACTCTTATTACAATAGTCGATTTATCTTCACTTTCCATTACAAAAGGATTATCAGTTGGCAGTAATGGTGAAACCTTATTTCTATCTTCAATAACTCTATTTAAGATATCTTCAGGTGTCCATTGTGTACCTACGAATATAAACTTACACTTTTTACCATCTCGTCTATTCCACCACTCTGTTAGCCATTTGTCATAAAGACCTTTATGTATACTTTCGTTATTGGCTTCTTCTGCACCTTTAGTCATATCATCAAATATGATAGCGAAAGAAGCTCTTTCTCCGGTAGTAGAACCACTACGGGTTCTAGCAATATGATTTGATTTAGGAACATTTGCATTCTTAATTTTCCAATCACTTTCTCGCTCTACTTCAAATGGTTTTCCTTTGTAAAGTTGGAATAACGGAAACATCTCGGCAAATTCAGGACTAGATAGTATTCCTTTAATCGTTCTACTAAAACCTAATACCAACTCATCAGAATAAGATAGTCTTAATACAGAATTATCAATACTAATTCCATAACCCCAGGCAGTAAATAAAGTGGCTAAATAACTCTTACCAAGTGATGGTGGATAAGAAGCGATAATATATTGCAAATTATCATCAAATGCAATTCTATTTAACGCGTCTACATATGGCTTTAATACATCACGCCTATGAGCTAATACTTTCTTTACTTGATTCCATTCTAAATAATCAACAAAACATTCAAAATCTCGTCTGGCACAAAAACAATATGTCCTCTTATAAAAATCAAAAAAAGAAGACATATTTTCTATGCTTCCCTTTTCTATTAAAGTCCTAAGTATTGGTATTAGTTTATATTTAGCTACTCTTACAGATTTTAATTCATCTTCTTTAAACCACATTTCCAATACTTCTAGTGCCGTGCTACACCATTTTATTTTTTCAGTCTGATTTAACTTATTACTTTTTAATGCCGACAAGATATCATAAAATGTTTTTTCAGTTATAGAATTTTCTGATTCTTTTTTTATTTCAATTTTATCTCCAATTTTATAACTCATTTTTATCACTCTTTCTATTCCCATTTAGAAAAGAGTGCTACACTTTATTCATTTTCTTTGTTTTCGTCATTTTCTTTTTCAGAAGTTTCTTTTTCTGCTTTTTCAGATTCTTCTTTTGCCTTTTCGGCTTCTTCTTTAGCTTTTAAATATTCTTCTTCCTCTTTTTTACTTGCTTTTTTTACTAATTTCTTTTCAATTCTTTCTTTAGCAAGTTCTTCATCACATTCAAAGATATCTCCAAAAAATCTTTTTTCATCAGTTTCAATATCTCTGAAATAATTAAAGTTTTCATCTTTAAAAATTGCTTTTACAATCATAATTTACCTCTTTCTATTTTTCTGGCATTTGTAGATATATTGGTCTACCTGCTGTATAACCATCTACTATTAATGCGTTTAATTTTTCAAAAACTTCTTTAGTTCTTTCATCTGTGTCATATTTACCAACAACGATATTATTGTCTGTAATAATAACATTATGAAGTTCTTTTTCACTAAAATAATCATTTTCAACTTCAAAATAATTAGTTAATCTATCTAACATCTTTTTA